ACCTGTTCGTCAAGGCGTTCTTCCATTTTACGAATTTGTTCAGCCATACCTTCTACCACATCGACTTTCTCATCGGGGATAGAAATGTAGTGCTCTTCAAAGAGATTCTTCAGACCTGAAATAAAGTCTTCTGTAATCTCATTCTTTATACCACGGTCTAGGGCGATTTGGTTCTCTTCAACCCATCTACCGATGGCGTAGTTAACTGTGCCATTAACTTCCTCTGCAAGTTCTGCCTTAGCAGACTCAATTTTCTCAGCAGATTCTTTGGCAAAGTGTTCTACAAGCTTTGTATGCTCTTCTGTAAGTTTTGACTTGATAGCAGCCTCGAAGATTGTCTTGGCTTTCTCAGCAAACTCTTCAGAGAGTTCTGTACCTTCAAGGAGAGCTTTAACATCGTCAGCTACGTCAACTTCCTCATATGAAGGCTTAATTGGATATTGTACGTCAGGTCCAGTGGTTGTACCATAAGCAACTTCAGCTCCTACGGAAGGAGTAGTTCCTTGATCACCAGCATCGTTTATATTTGCGGTTTGTGCTGTACCATCTGATTGTGCTCCTTTGGCTCCAACGGGGGCAGCAGCCTTAGCACCTGGATTATCTTCACCTGCATCATTTCCATCAGGTCTTGGTCCACCATTGTCGGTTATTGACTGACCTGCAGTAGCAGCATCTGTCCCAACACTAGGTTGTGGATCTTGATGAGAATCCCTCTTGGGTTCACCTGATACCGCACCAGGTGCTGGTGGGTTTGATGGAAGAACAGCCGCAGAAACACTAGGCATTGGATCTTGTCCAGCCTCAGAAAGAACTTTTTCATTCTCACTAACGAATTCCGCAAACTTTTCGTTTAACATATCTGACATTTGAGTTTCCCCTAAGATTCGTACAATAAGTCTAAGTTTATTTATAGAATTACAATCCTGAAAGGAAATGCTTAAACACTTTAAGTGTCCTTTCCTCAAGATTTCTGTGAGTAGACTTGCTCACATAACTCTGGTATTTAGCAACTTCGGTCTCTTTAAGAATACCGTTGTTCCAAATCCACTCTTTACCTTCCATGATACCATTTACAAAAGCATCGGGTGCGGAAGGATCAGCAACAATATCTGCTGCTGTTGCTAACATGAAATCATCCATTACATAATTAGCATCTTCTTGTTTGTTAATGCTACCCATTCCTCTAGATGATACACCTAACTGAACACCCTCTCCTAAAAGAGATTTAGCGATCTTACCCATTGGTGTGTCTAAGATCTGTGCTTTTCCGATGAAGTTAGAACCTTCAGCAGTAAGCGATGTGATTCTGTGGGAAACACGGTCAAGGTTAACAGTAGGACCATCAGGATGACCCAACTCCCCAAGAGCACGTTTTGTTTTAACGTATTCTTCATTGTATCTACCTACTTCATTTTCTAGAACTTTGAAAGGATAGACCCTTCCGTTTCTGTTCTTTAATTCTGCTTGTAGGAAAACACCTTCGATGTATAATTTTTTATCATCACCTTTACCTTCAGTAATGACTTTTACATCTTCAATCTGTTCCGTTATCAGTTTCATTGGATGGCTCCTCTACCTGTGGTTCATCAAAATAAGTCTTGGCCACGACTTGCTTGTAGCTTTTAATTGCATCAGCAGCACGTGAGAATAATATATCATTAACAGCATCTAATGCATCAGCTCTTTTGCCGTCTTTGATTGTATCAACTACTGAAAGAATTTCAGAGTTGGGATTCGATTGTTCCATGACTATCTTTTATTTAGTATTACTAGTGGTTTTGGTTGGAGCAGGTTTAAGCTTAGCTTGCTGCTTAGCTGTTTCTAGGTCTCGCTGCTGATCATCTTCAGCATTTTGTGCTTCAATTTCAGGAGCGAAAGCATCGTTCTGACGATCCATTGTATCGAATGTATTAACATCGATTGGATCCATTACGATACCCATATCAATTTCCTTCTTCATCTGCTTATCTTGTTCTTTGATGTCTACATCTTTATGACCAAGAATATTACGGCGAATATAATCAACTGAATAGTATTTACCGACATAAGGATCCATCTGTGTTACTAGAGCAATCCTTTGAGTTTCCATCTCAAGTTCTTTGAGTTCATTGAAATGGTTGTCGTGTATGTAATCATATTGGATATGCTCTTGCATATCATCCCAATCTTCAGGAGCAATAACTCCTTTAAGAATTAGTTGAGTCTTAAGAACGTCTTGGAATATTGCACTAAATCTTTTGCGTAATCTTCCAATGAACTTAGTAAACTTGAGTTCGTCTCTAAGAACTTCCGTACTCTTACCAAGATTAAAACCTTTGTTATCGTCAGTAAGGCGAGATGGTGGAAGGTTAAGTGAGTTGTATAACTTCTTCTTAAAATATTCAACGTCTTTAAGTTCACCAAGGTTTTGTCCTCCAGGTAAAGTGGTAATTTCAGTTCCTCTACCACCTTCTCTACGAGGTAACCAGAAGTCTTCAAGCATACTCATATGCTTTTTATCATCACGTATCTCACCTGTCTGTGAATCATAGACAAGCTTGTTTCTATAACGAGACATTACATCACGTAGATATTGTTCCGCTTTAACCTTTGGAAGGTTACCTACATCAATGTAAAATATTCTTCTTTCTGGTGCTCTTGATAATCTGTAGATGACTAGTGCATCTTCAATCATTCTTAATTGATTGAGACCTTTAATTCCTTTATGTAAGAAACTAAGATGCATCCTTCTGTTCATGTCCATCAATCCAGAATGGACAAATGTAACAGAATCAAATGCTAATCTAATTCCTTGGTTACCAGTAAAATCTCCAGTACCAACCATTGAAGACTGTCTACCAAAACCTTGTGGGTTGTAGATATAATAATCTACGTAGTCTCCCCACTCATGCTCAAGGGCAGTACCACGTACAGTTGTTGGATCTTCTACCTTCTTAATTTTTTGTCTGACCCTTCTTATTTTCATTGGGTCAATGTAGCGAAGCTCAGTAATTCCTTCGTTTGGTTTCGCTAAATCTATTACTTTGTGGTAATATGCCCTACCATCTACATACCAATTACGTATAATTTCATGGGCTTTCAAATCAAAACCGAGAAGACGCTTGATGTACTCAAACTCTTCTCGGATTCTTTTCTTTACGGAAGCTCCCACTTCCAGATTTGTTAGATCAATTTGTACACAGGTATCGTTAGCGTCATTAACCACAAACTCGTTAACAATATCATCAACAGCAGAATCACATTCAGGGTGAAGGGACATATCCCTATACCTTTTTATGAGATCAAACTCGTTTCTTGCCTGTGCATCAGTTTCAACATATGTGCCAAAGTAACCACCTGCTGCTACGGCAACGCCGTCTTCAGCACTAGGAGGAACGGGGGACTGACCCTTCCGTTCGTTCCTTTTGTTAATTTGGAATCCAAATAGTTGACTCATTATAATATTCGTTTAACCAACTATACTATTTATACCAGTTAAACTGATACTGTTTCTACGATACTTGGAGGAGATGACTCCGCAGCAGACTTAGCTTCTGCTGTCCAGTATGATAGTTGGAACTCAACTGAGAATTCAGAAACCTGATCATTGCTATCATAAGCAAGATCGATTTGTGAAACACTAGTTGGGAATGCGTGGTGTAGAGTGTATTCTCTGATAACACCACCGTTAGTAGTTGCATTCTTTTCAAGTTGTGCAACTGTAAGGTTAGCCATGTAACCTTCTGATGATGTTTGTGGTCTGAATAATGGAGATGCATTATTCTGGTGAGAATTGATATCTGCTAACCACTCTTCAAAGTAAGCACGAATCTTCATGTCTTCATCATTGATGAATGTTGCAGACCATGTATCGAAGGTGCGATCACCTGCGATTTTTACTGTGCGTCCTCTGAATGGGACTTCGATAACACCTAAGTTTGATGCAGGTAAAGCTGCAGACTTACAAAGGATATCTACTAGATCTTTATCGTTGGTTCCTTTTGCTTGACCTAATGCATCTGGCCAGTTAATACTGACCTGATACATATTGGGTTTAACACCCTGTTTGATCTTACTAAGAAACTGTGATACGTTTGAATTAATAGCCATTTTAATTTACCTTCCTACGAGTTTGTGGTTATGGGTTAAGAACGACCTACGACTTCGCTGAAGGAAACTCCAGATCTCGTAGCGACAAATGATAATGTTATGAAGTTGATAGAGCGTGTAGGCTTGATGTAAACCTCTGCAACAAATTCATTACGGTCAATAACACTAGATGTATTGTTTGACTCATCACATACTACTAGGAAATCACTAATACCTCTTCTTGCTTGTACCTCAGAAAGGTAAGAAGAAAGTGCATTGTTGAAACCAGATCTTGTAGTTTCATCATTTTGTTCAAAGATGACTGCCTTAGCAAGTGCTTCTGCTCTCTCTTCAATATTAATGAAGAGTCTACGAACATTAATTCTGTCGAATGCAGAAGGTGAAGACAGTGCAGTCTTATCACCAAATAGTGTGATGCCTTGTCCAGGGAAAGAAACAACTGGGTTGATTCTATTCTGATAAAGCTCATCTCTATCTGCTGAAGTTGGGTTGTATGCTAGTTTAATAGCATTACGAACTCCACCTCGTGTAAGTCCTGCAGGTGAGAACCAGTCATCAAGTGTTGAAGAAGTTGCAACACATAGACCAGCAACGTCACCGTTTGTAGGAACGTAACGATACTTATCGTTGAAGCGATCATAGAAATACTTATAACCACTATCAAATACTGCGTATGATGAAGAAGTTAATGTTGAGAAGAAGTTAACTGTGTTATCCTTCTGATCTTTTCTTGAAAGAGCAACAGTTCCAGAAACCTGAGCACCTTTATGTGCAGAAACGAATGCAATAGCATCTTTTCTGAGGTTAGCAGTAGTGATACATGCAGAAGCTTTTAATTTAGAATCTGCTTCAGTAGCCATTGATCCACCCATAAGGATGAAGTCAACATCAACTGTTTCTGTATCATTAAACTCTTGAAGACCTGTACTAAACTCTGCAGTTGTGTATGCATAGTCATCAGTACCACTTGCAAGTGATGTATTAACAACACCAAAGAGTTGTAGTTTCTGACCTGAAGTTCCAGCAGAAGCAGCAGTACCAGCAGCAAGTCCAGCACCAGCAGTGGTAGGATTATGTGCAGCAGTTACGTGATCACCAAAGAAAACGTAGTTAGAAACTTCCTTAACATATGTTGGATAGTAAGAAGAAGCTCCTTCTGATGTTTTACCATCACTGAACTTAGAAAGGTATTGTAGTCTTTCTACAACACTCTTTGTTGATCTTTCTATAACACCAATATGAACTTCGTCATAAGATAAACCTAAGTTTGCAGCGTATGCAGAAGTACCAGGACGAGGACCGATAGCAGATAGTTTAATCTTACCATCGTCAGCACCAGACTTAGTACCGTCTGTATTTGTATTAGTCCACCAGTCTTCTACTGTAACAGCAATTGTTGTATCTTGAACTGCAGAAACATCTACTGTACCTGAAGATCCACCAGACTGAGTAACTGCTAGTGTATCACCAACAGCATATCCAATACCAGGATCACCACCAGTAATAGCAACAGAAGTAATTGCTCCTCTTACAGATGTAATAGTTACTTGTGCGTTGTTACCACCACCAGTAATTGTAACTACATCATTAACTTGATACTGACCGTCACCAGCAACAGCAACACTTACGCTATCAATAACACCACCAGTAGAAGTAAAGTCAAGTGTAAGACCTGAACCATTACCACCAGAAGTAGCAACTGCAGTACCTGTAGCACCGTAAGTTGAACCACCAGCAGATACTGTTAGATTTTCTGGATTACCAGTTGTTACTACAATGTCTACTTTAGCAGTAGATCCACTACCACCTGTAGTAGCAAGAGCTGTTGCTGTTGTATATCCAGTACCAGCATTGTTAACTGTTACACCACTTACTCGACCTGTGTCGGGAGTGTCGAGAGTATCAGAGGAAGTAACACGAGATGTAGGATCATTTAGTATAACAGCACCAGTTAATGATCCAGCGTCCCAAGAAAGAACCTCTGCAGCTTTACCAGAACTGAATGTTAAGTCTGTTCCAGCTGCAATTCCTGCAGGTGCAGAAGCAAAAGTAACATACTGATCAGCACCACGGTCTGCTACAACAACATCAAAGTCATTACCCCAGATACCTGGTGATTGAGCTGCCCATTTCCATGCTGGAGTTGTGCCTTCTATACGTGATTCGTAGTCTACCTTATTCCTAATAATTGCAGCAGCACCAGCGTTAACTGCTCCTGTTTCTGCTCTTACCACTGAAAGGCGACCACCGTAGTTTAAAAATTCTGAGGCTACAAAGAAATCATCAGCATTAGAATCACCTGGTGATCCAAATGTATCTACTAATTCTCTCTGTGAAGCTATCGTGGTGATTTGTCCGACTGGACCTTTCTGGAATGTTGAAACTACTGCAGCAGTATTTGAAGCAGCGTTAACAACAGTACCAGTTGTAAGGTCTCTTTCCTTGACAATAACACCAGGCGAGATTTGACTTGCCATGTTTAGTTACTCCCGATAAATGATCGCTAAAATTGTCTATAGTTATTTAGAAAATAGCAACTCTTCAATGGGGAAGCAATGCATGAACTACCAGTCTGGATACATCCAATCCTTATGTGGGTTCTTATTTTTTCTGGTTTTCACTACTCTTTCGACTGTACACACCTTACATTCATATGAATATGAGGAAGCCAACCTACTTCTATTCTTTCTAATCAAATAAAAATCACTCAGTAGATCTTTAGTTCTTCCACATGATCTACATTTTCTTTGCTTAAACAGCAAATGTTCTAAGTCAAACTGCTGTTCTAAATCCATCACCTATCAGGAAGCATATAGGTTACGTCTTCTTGTGTAGTACCATATTCCCATATAGATCCATCTTCTACAAATGAATCATCACCTAGTCCATCATCAATAAATCCAAATGGAGCCATGTCCTGTTCAATTTGATTTCGTTGTTCTTCATATATTCTTCTACGAACATCATGATCAGTCATCTCTTTGAAATAGTCTTGCATGACCAACCAAGAGAAGAGTACCATACACATTACTAAGTCATCGTGGTATCCTTCATCAGCTTCCCAAGCTTGTTTTCTTTGGATGAAAGTAGTAAGCTCTTGTAGTATATGAAAGTCTTTAAATACTAATTTATCTTCTTCTAGTATTGCTTTAAGGTTAGCACAACCTAGTTTCTTTACAGTAATGCTCATCTTAACACCTAACTGTGTCTTATTACCTGAGAACCCTTGACCTACTATTTGACCTGCTCTACCTCTCATAGCACACATGAGTACGTTAGGATACTCAAGGTCATAGTTTAATGTTGCTGCTATACTATCACCAATATCGTTTATCTCTACTAGGATGTGTGGAAGATTGTAATTCTTTGCTACATTGAAGATGACCGAAGGAAACAAGACAGGCTTAATCTCATTATTACGGTATTTGGCAACAATTTGATACGGGATAGTGGTGATATCAAACACGATGAAAGCACTATAGTCGCCACCAATTCCTCTGGCAACGTCCACAGTAATAATGTATTCATGATCTTCTTGCACTCGTTCGTATATGTCAAGTCCTGCATTGCTTACTATAGGTTCTCCAAATGGTATAGATTGTAGTTTTGCTGGTGATATTAATGTATCAGCAGATCCAAGGAAGTCACACTCAAATTCTTGTGCAAACTGTCTCTTAGATGTGTTTCGTAATGTCTCTTCTTTCCACTTAGCATCTCTGCCTGGTACTTGAGACCAATGAACTTCGTTAGTAGTATAACCATTCTTACCATTCCTAGCATCTTCCCACGTCTTATAGAAGTGGTTCATACCATTAGGTGTAGATATGATTATGACTTTCGTTGACTTACCAGAAGTAATAGTAGGATAAACAGATGCAAAGAATTGTTCTGCAACATGGTTCGGAACGAAAG